TTCCTCCATCCATACCTCCAGGCATTCCTCCACCCATACCTCCAGGCATTCCTCCACCCATACCAGCCATAAGTTTTTCTTGTAATGGTTTCATTTTTTCTTTTAATTCCTCCATTCTAGAATCATATTCTTCTTTAGACGCTTTTTGATTATCGTCTAACCATGTAGATGCGTCATCAAGAACACCACTTAATTCTGTTTTCATAGAATCATCTAAAAGTGAAGAAATTTTTTCATCATTTAAAGAATTTTTCATCTGAAAAACAAAATTTTCATAATTATTTTTTGAATCAATAAGTTCCTTAGCCTTTTCATCTTCTTCTTTGAATTTTTCAGCATCATTAATCATTGCATCAATATCTTCTTTACTTAAACGACCTTTATCATTAGTAACAGTAATATTTTCAGATTTACCACTAGATTTTTCAGCAGCACTAACATTCAAAATACCATTAGAATCAAGATCATATGTAATTTCAATTTGAGGAACACCACGCGGCATAGGAGGAATACCATTCAATGTAAACTCACCTAATTTATTATTATCTTTAGTGAATTGTCTTTCGCCTTCAAAAACTTGAACAGTAACACCAGGTTGATTATCAGAATATGTACTGAAAACTTGTGATTTTTTAGTAGGAATAGTAGTATTTCTTTCAATAATACGTGTCATAATACCTCCACTAGTTTCAACACCAAGTGATAAAGGTGTAACATCAAGTAAAAGTAAATCATCAATTTTTTTATCTTTTACACCAGATAAAAGTGCAGCCTGAACAGCAGCACCATAAGCAACAGCTTCATCTGGATTAATAGATTTATTCAATGATTTTCCATTAAAAAAATCAATAAGCTGATTTTGTATTTTGGGAATACGAGTAGAACCACCAACTAAAACAACTTCATCAATTTTAGATTTACTCAATTTAGAATCTTTCATAACTTGCTCAACCGGTTCAAATGTCTTTCTAAACAAATCTCCACATAATTCTTCAAATCTAGCACGAGTCATACTACTAACAAAATCAACACCTTCAAATAAACTATCAATTTCAATAGTTCCTTGTGTAGTAGATGATAATGTTTTTTTAAGATTTTCACATGCGGTTCTAAGTCTACGTAATGATTTTTTATTTGTAGTCAAATCTTTTTTATGTTTTCTTTTAAATTCTTGAGTAAAATGTTGAACTAAACGAGTATCAAAATCTTCTCCACCTAATCTAGTATCACCAGCAGTAGCTTTAACTTCAAAAAGACCTTCATCAATACTTAATAAAGTAACATCAAATGTACCACCACCTAAATCATAAATTAAAATATTAATTTCACTAGTTTTGTTACTATCTAAACCATATGCAATAGCAGCAGCAGTAGGTTCATTAATAATTCTTAAAACATCTAAACCAGCAATAGTTCCAGCATCTTTAGTAGATTGTCTTTGTGCATCATTAAAATATGCAGGAACAGTAATAACAGCAGAATCAACTTTTTCACCTAAAAAGTCCTCAGCAGTTTCTTTCATTTTAGTCAAAATCATAGACGAAATTTCTTCAGGTTGAAATGTTTTAGTTTCACCTTTAAATGTAGCTTGAATAATTGGTTTGCCATCTTTTTCAATGACAGTATATGGAAATTGTTTAATATCACTTTGAGTAGATGAATCTTTATATATTCTACCAATTAAACGTTTAGCATCAAAGATAGTATTTTCAGGATTTTGAGAAGCTTGATTTTTTGCTGCATTACCAATTAATCTTTCTTCATCTGTAAATGCTACATAAGACGGAGTAGTTCGATTTCCTTGATCATTAGCAATAATTTCACAATTGCCATCTTTCCAAACGGCAACACAACTATATGTTGTTCCTAAATCAATACCAATAGCAACCATTATAATTATAAAATAAGAATTTTTTAAATAGATTATATATATAATTTAAATATTACAAAAATAAAATAAATAAAATAAATAAATAAATAAATAAATAAATAAATAAAATAAATAAAATAAATAAAATAAATAAATAAATAAATAAAATAAATAAAATAAATAAAATATATATTATGGAAAAAAATGAAGAAGTAAGTGATGATATAATTTATAAAAGTATTGAAATAAATAAATATTCAAAAAACAATAATAATATTGATAATTTTTCATCATCAAATTTAAAAAATGAAACTGTAATAATAAATAATAAAGAATATATTTATTATAATAACAATTATTATTTATTAATACCACCAGAAGTGAAAAGACAATCTAATATAATCTAATATAATCATACTAATTATAATCTAATCTAATCTAATCTAATCTAATCTAATCTAATCTAATCTAATCTAATCTAATCTAATCTAATCTAATCTAATCTAATCTAATCTAATATAATCATACTAATTATAATCTATTTTTTTATAACTTTTTTATTACTTCTTTTTTTGTTACTTCTTTTTTTATTACTTCTGTTTTTGTTACTTCTTTTTTTATTACTTTTCTTTTTATTTTTATATTTTTTACCACCAGATACATTTTTTTTTTCATCATCATTGTCATTGTTACGATCATCTTTATCATCTTTTTTATTATCATTATTATCTTTATTAATTAAATCAGGAATACTAGGAATAGCAGGAAATTTATCAGGAATAATACTTTTACTTTGTTCTTCTAATGTTTGTATACCATCTTTAGCTTTATCAACAACATTATCTTTGACTTCAGCAACAGCTTCTTTCACATCTTCAACTTTTTCTTTAATTTCATTTTTTATTTCAGAAAATTTAGAAGTAACATCATCAACAGAAAATCTTTCACTTATCAATATTAATCCAATACCAATAAAAGAACTTAAAACAGCTAATTTAATATGTAAATTTTCCATAAATATATTTTTAATATATTAATATATTAAAAATTAACAAAAAGATAGAAATATTATTTTGTTAAATTTATAATAACAGGTAAAGAAAAAACAAATATACTAACAAAAAATATTCCTAATATAGAAAATAAAAACAAATCATAACTATTTAAACTTCTATTATTAGGTATATAATTATATGTAATTATATAAAATAAAATATCCAAAAAAAAAACATACAAAAAAAACAACAAATATTGAAAAATATTATCAAATTTAATAAGTGAAGACAAAGAATAACCAAATCCTAATATTCTAACTATATTATGAATAAATGTTTCAACATTATTGACACTATATTTAATATTAAAATAATTCAAATGATCTTTACAAAAAAGATCTAATTCTCCAAATAACAAAATAATAAATAAATAATAATTAATTATTTCTTTGATAAAAATAGATTTATTCAAAATATTAACATAATCATAACTAATAGAAATTAAATCTAAAAAAACAAATAACATATCTATTTTTCGTATATATGAATCGGGATTATAATTACCCCAATGTAATAAAGATGTAATACCTGAACATAACAGAACATATGATGATATAGGTTGATTTTTATAATAATAAATATCCAAATTAAAAAAATTATTATAATGAGAGAAAATAAAAGGAACAAACATAAAATAAGAAGTGCTATAAAAAAACAAACATTCATTAGATAAAAACAATAATTTTGAGCTTTTTTTTAAATTTTTTTTATCAATTATAAATTCATTATTCAAATAAATAAAATTAGATTTAAATTCGGAAAATTTAATCAAATTATTAGAATATTTTTTATAATAAATCAAATTATTTTCAAATGTATTATAAAGATATTTTAAATTGTATATATGATTTAAACACTTCATAAAATTAATATCAATATTAGTATTTATATAAAAAAAAATTTTATGTTATTTTTCATATATATTAATTGATATCAATTATATTAATTATACAACAATTTTCATAAAATAAAACCTACCTTTGATTTATATGAATTTTTGAATGTAGAATGTTTTGTAGGCGAATTCAAATTATATAATTTAACAATTTTATCAATTTTTTTATCATTTAAAATAATTTTACCGGAATTCCATGACGGATATTCTTTCAAATCATTAATTACTCTATCAGTTCCATAATATGGATGATTTAAAATGCCACAAATATAATTATGTCCAAGCATAATACATTTATGATTATTAATAACACCAATATGATGATTATCTAAAACTAATGTAATAATTGATTTACATTCTTGTAATTCGGGTGTTTTAATATTAAATGGAAATTTCCATTCTTCTTCATGTTTAACAGGATGCCATGGTGTAATTTTCAATCCATTATCTAAATTAACAAGTTCTCTATATTTATCAGAAATAATAATTTCAACAATACAAACAATTTTAGATGTTTTAATATTATCATAAATATCATATGAAATAACTGTATCATTTTTTTTTAAATCACATAATTTTTTTTGAGTAAAATCAGACATTAAAATAGTACAATCAGAATGAAAACACCCACCATTTACATTGTTATAAGCACTCATATTTGCAGGTAAAGATCTGTAATTATTATTAGGATCAATTGATCTATAATTATTATTATTATTATTATTATTAATTACTAAAGAAGGTTTAGGTGGTGGTAAGGAATCAAAAATATCACTAGCTTTATCAACAATTTCAGTAAACAATTCTCCACCAAAATCACAAGCTTTATCTTTAAAATTAGGTTTGATTTGTAATTTAAGGGCAGAAATTAATTGTTGAATATAAAATTCACCCCATTTATTAAAATATGTTTTATTTAATAGTGCAAGTTTAACTTGATCCTCCATAGTTTCAATCAAATTTTCAATAAATTTATTATTAGAATTTTGTTTAAGAGTTTCAATAATATTTTTATAAATGTTTTCAACATTATTATCGATATGATTTTCATGAGAAATATTATTGTAATTAATCATTTTTTGTAAATTTTCAATAACATAATATCTTAAATAATTATTATTTACATCAGTATTATGTGTCTCGTAATTATTAATATTATCAATGATATTTTCTTCAGATT